TAAAACAGCTACATCTGGAGTTTTCACAATTCAGTTTCCGGCTAACACATCAACAGCAGCGATTCTAAGGATCTCTGGTTAATCGTAGGAGGTAAACTCCTATGAGTGGATCAGGAACTTGGGGTGCCGGTGTCTGGGGTCAAAACCAATGGAATGATTTAGCAGACCCAACTTTTACAGTCACGGGTATTGCCTTCAGTGCATCTTTAGGTGATGAAACAACTGTTGGTGAAATTAATACTGGCTGGGGTAGACTAGCATGGAATGATTCTGCGTGGGGTATTGCAGGAAATCTTATAGCTCCTGGTGATGCCGTTACAGCTACTTTAGGAAGTGTTGTAGCGTCTATTGATGTATCTACAGGTCCTTCTACAAATAACAATCAACTTATTACAACTGCTCTTAATGATGTAACAATAGATATTCGATCTGTTGTCTTTCCATCAGGTTTCCCATTAACTGCAACAGAGGGAACAGCAGACGCTGGTCCTGATGCTATGGCTTCAGGTATTGCAATGTCTATGGGTCTTGGAACTATAGATGCATTTAATCAAACAGGTTGGGGCAGACAACAATGGAATGTTAATGCGTGGGGTGTTGAAGGTCAATTTGCAACTGCAATTGTAACAGGTATTGCAATGACAGCTGCGGCTGGAACATTAGCGTCTACAGGCTCAGCTACTCTAACTCTTAATACTTTAAATGTAGCACAAGCAACTTTAGGTGATGTAGATCCAGCACCTGATGCAATGATTATTGGGGAACCAATGATTGCATCTTTAGGAACAGCTGTAGGTCAAGCTGGAGCAGGTGCAAGTCCAACAGGTCAAGCTATGACAGCTGGATTAGGAACTGTTACAGCAGTCCCTAGTCAAGAGGTTCCTCTTACAGGAATACCAGCAGAAGTAAGACTTTCTTCAGCATTTAATATTAATATTCACGTTGATATACCTGTTACAGGTTTAGGCTTGACTATAAACCAAGGATCTGCTAATGCTTTAATCTGGAACGAAGTTGATACAGGTTCAGCGCCTTTAGATCCTCCTGGATGGCAGGAAGTAGCTGCATAATGAGTTTGACAGAAACTCATATTTTTAATAAAATGAACGTATAAGGAATTAAAAAATGGCGAATTCAACATCTGCTAACCTAAAACTTACAGTACAAGCAACCGGTGAAAACTCGGGAACTTGGGGTCAAATTACAAATACAAACTTACTTATTTTAGAACAAGCTATTGGTGGTTTTACAACTTTTAACTTAACTAACGCTAACAGATCTTTAACTTTTACAAATGGTGCTTTATCAAACGGTAAAAATGATGTTATTAAATTAACAGGAACTTTAGCAGCCAACAGAACAGTATCTATTCCAGATTCAATTGAAAAAGTTTATCACGTACAAAACGCATGTGACCATGCAGGAAACACTTTAACTTTTAAAACATCATCAGGTACAGGTGTTCTTTTATGTGAAGGAAACAATTACGTATTATATTCTGATGGTACAAACATTGTAAAATTATCTGAGCAAAGAAACTGGAGAGCAATTTCAGCAGCTGAAACAGTTCAAGCTGGTGCTCAACTTTTAGTAAATACAAATGGTGGGGGAGTAACCGTTACGCTACCTGCCTCACCTGCTACGGGAGATGAAGTCTCATTTGTAGATCAGGGTTATGATTTTAATAGTAATGCATTGACTGTTGATAGAAATGGATCTAATATAGCTAATGCAGCATCCAATCTTACAGTTAATACACAAGGCGCTGCTTTTTGTTTAGTCTTCTCAGGAGATGCAACAACAGGTTGGACGTATAAGGAGAAATAATAGATGTCAAATTACGAAGCAACAAAATACGATTTCGACGGAGCAAATCTTACTGGTATCGAAGGGATTCCTACGGCAACTGTTGTGCCGTGGTCAGATTCTTCTATTCCTACAGGTTTCTTAGAGTGTAATGGTGCAGCTGTTTCAAGATCAACTTACTCTGCATTATTTGCAATTGTAGGCACAACTTATGGAGCTGGAGATGGTGCATCTACTTTTAACGTACCCGACTTGCAAGACAACGTTGCAATGGGTAAATCTGGAACTAAAGCTCTAGCATCAACTGGTGGAGCAAACACAGTAGCAGCCTCAGGGACAGTTGGTGGTTCAACAGCTAACGCAACTTTATCAACAGCACAACTTGCCTCTCACAGTCACACAGCAAATTTTAACAGACCAGGTGGAACAAACCCATCTCCTGAAAACATAAATGTTCAAACTCAAACGAGATCTCCAAGCCCTGGAACCCTTACAACTAATAATACAGGTTCTGGTACAGGTCACTCTCATAACATGAGTGCAACTTTTAGTGGAACTGCAACTTCAGTTGTTCAACCGTATTTAACATTAATTTATATTATTAAGACATAGGAGAAATTATGGCAACAAACGCACAATGGACAGTGGTACTTGAAGACAAGTTAGTCATCAAACAAAGTGGTGATGCTGCAGGTACTGGTTATAATATTGTTGATAATGATTTTTGGGGACTAGCTAAATGGAACAACGTTTGGGCTATTCAATATGGAACAAGCAATCCAAGTGATACTGTAGAATACAGAGATGGTACTCCTCACTCTACGTGGGAAGATGCTAATTTAGGTGATTTTTCAGATTTTACTTCTAGATGGGATTCAGCTCATTTAGCTCAATTACAATCTAATTGGGATAATGATAATGAAGAAGACGAAACTGAAGCTGATAAAATTGCTAGATTAGGTTCAAGACCTACATCATACACTTCTTAATCAAAATTTTTAATCTTTTTACTAAAATTAAATTTAGTTTCTTTTTGTTCTAAGTTAAAAATTAAACTATATCTATTATTTTCTTCTTCACATTTATTAAAGCCATGTAATATTTCAGGGGGAAATATATAATAATCTCCTGGTTCAGGGGTTATTTTTAAATTTAATTCTGGAAAAATTAAATCACATCCTTTTGTTAAATATAAAATTCCATGCCAACAAGAATGTGTGTGATAATCTAAACTATCATTTTTTTGTATTTGATTTCCCCAAGCCTCTTTAACAGTATATTTTTCTAAAAAATATTTAAAAAGATGAGGATGACTTATTTGATGTTTATTAATTATAAAAGTCAAAAATTTGTTAAAACTATCTTTGTTTAGAAAATGATCCCAATTAGTCATTCCACCTTTTACATTGGTATAGTTTTTCATTTCTGAATTTAAATTATTTTTTATCTCCATAATAAAACTATGGATCATTTCTGGATAAGGATAATATCCTACTATTATATTTACAGTTCTAGAATAAGTAATATTTAAACTATTTTTATTTTCGTTTAATTTATTATTTTTATCTATAAAGTTAATCACCTTAACAACATCCAAGAAGTTAAGATATATTTTTCCCCAGACAAAGGTGGATTACCTCTGTGTAGATAAGGAAAACCTGCTGGCCAAATAACTATTCTACCAGTTTTAGGCTTAACTCTTTTTGAAAAATGTAAAAATTCTGTTTCTCCACCATCTTCTATATCATTTAAATATATAGAAAAAACAAAAGCTCTAGGTTCATTATCAAATCCTTTACCATGTTCTATGTGCCAAACATGATATCCCTCAGTAGGTAAAGTTTTTTGAATTTTTAAACCTGTAAAATGAAAAGGAATTCCATAAGCTTCTATAGCTCCTACATTTTCACAATAATGATTCCAAGCTAAATCAAAGTTAACCATCATAGATTTTAAAGATTCCCACCAAACATCTATATTATTACTACCAGCAAAAAATTGTTGATCTTGTTTTTTTAATATAGATTGTCTTTCTGATGCAATTCTATTTACTGTATTGTTAAATTTATTTTGATTTTCAAATAATTCTATAGCTTTATTACATTCTTCTTTAGTAATGTAGTTGTCATAGACGCCAATAAAATTAGTGATATTTACTGTTTTTTCCATTATAATCTGTCTTTCATATTTTAAATAAGTGTTATATAAGCTATTATATGCTACAAAAATTAAAATTCAAGCCAGGATTTAATAAACAAGATACCGAATCAGGAGCCGAAGGTCAATGGACCGATGGTGATTTTGTAAGATTTAGATATGGCTTACCTGAAAAAATAGGTGGTTGGTTACAATTAACAGCAGCTAATAAAACATTACCTGGAGCTGCCAGAGCACAGGTTGCATTTTCTAGTTTTGCAGGTGAAAAATATACTGCAATTGGAACGTCTCAAGGATTGTTTTTATATTATGGTAATGATTTTTACGATATTACACCTTTAGATACAGCGATCACTGGAGGCACACTAACAACCGTTAATGCCTCTAGAACAGTAACTATTAACAAAGGTTCACATGGTTTAGCTGTAGGACGATATGTAACTCTTTCATCAGTAACCGTAACAGGTGCATCAGATTTTACAGCAGCAGAATTAGAACAACCGTATGAAATATTAACTGTACCTGATATCGATAAATTTACAGTGCAAGCATCTCGTGCTGAAGGTGGGTCTGGTATGACGGCAGCAGGTTCTGTGACTGTTAATCCATATGTTGAAGTTGGACCAACAACACAAACAACTGGTTATGGTTGGAGTACATCAACATGGGGAGCGTCGACTTGGGGCACAGCTAGAGCCACTAGTGACGTAACTCTGGATCCAGGAAACTGGAGTCTTGATAACTTTGGTCAAGTATTGGTTGCAACTATATTTAACGGTAAAACTTTTACGTGGAATGCCGGTGCATCAAACCCTAGAACAATTAGGGCATCACTAACAACTACAAATTTTCAAACTACAAACAATCCTACAGCAACTAGATTTACATTGGTGTCAGACAGAGACAGACACTTGTTTCATTTTGGAACTGAAACAACTATCGGTGATACCACAACACAAGATCCAATGTTTGTAAGATTTTCTAATCAAGAAGATTTAAATACGTATGCACCAACAGCAACCAATACTGCTGGTACATTTAGATTAGATACGGGTAACGAAATACGAGCAGCACTTCAAGGTAAAGATTATGTGTTTGTTATAACTGATCTTGCTGCTTATGTTATTCAGTTCGTTGGTCCACCGTTTACATTTAGTGTTAGACAGGTTGGTACAAACTGTGGATGTATTGGTCAACATGCAGCAACCTTTGTTAATGGCGCTGTATTTTGGATGGGATCGCAAGGTGGATTTTTTGCATTTGATGGTACAGTAAAATCATTACCTTCACTTGTAGAAGATTTTGTATTCAGCACAGATGGAGATAATCTTGGACTAAACTTTAATTCAAGAGATGTTATCTTTGCAGGTGCAAATAATTTATATACAGAAGTAAATTGGTTTTATCCAAAAGATGGATCTGACCAAATCGATAGATGTGTAACTTATAATTATTCTGAAAACTGTTGGACAACATCGTCTTTAGATAGAACGACGTATCAAGATCAAAGTGTATTTGATAATCCATATGCTACAGATTACGATGATACATTGACACCAGTGTTTCCTGACATATTAGGAATTACAAATAAATATGGTGCTAGTATTTATTACGAACACGAACAAGGCACAGATCAAGTCAACAGTACAGCAACCACAGCTATTCCTGCATTTATTAGATCTGGAGATTGGGACATAACATCAAGACGTAGTGCTTTAGGCCAAGCAACCGGTGTTGCAGATTACAGAGGAGATGGTGAATTTTTTATGGCTGTTAGACGATTTATACCTGATTTTAAATATCAAACCGGTAATGCTAAAGTAACTTTATTGGTTAGTGCATATCCAGACGATGTGGCTGTGAGTTCTCCACTTGGACCCTTTACAGTTACGTCAACAACTGATAAGGTAGATACTCGAGCCAGAGGAAGACTTGTATCTGTCAAGATAGAAAACGATGGTACAGGTGAAACCTGGAGATACGGCACACTAAGATTAGACGCACAACCGGATGGTAGAAGATAATGTCAATAGATAAAAAAATAAATTACGTAGAACAAGATGGTTCTTTAAATTTTATAAAAAACTCTGAATCCGTAACTGTTCCAAAAAGATTTAAAGCTAGAAAAAATGCACCGGCAACTAAGCTAGCATACATTACAGATGCTGAAGCTAAGATGTTAAAGAAAAAGAAACCAGGCACACCACATAAAGGACCAAAAGGTATACCTAGTTATGATTCGTTTGGATCAATAGATAAGGAAACTGGTAGAGATACAGGACGTGCAGGAGAGGATGTAAGCTCTGCAGAGAGAGGTGATTTTAGAGGATTCGAAGGATCAAGAAATTTACCTCCAGGAGTACAACCAAAACCTTCAGATGAAGCACAAGCTTTAAGAAATCAATTTATTGCAGCCGGTGGAGGTCAAAGAGTTAATCCAGGTTTTTTTGATAGTAGAAATGTTGTATTACCAGCTGAGTTAGCAGCGGCTAAAGCATTTAATCCTGCTGCATTTAGAGCTGGTCGTAGAGGTGGTATTATGGACTTCTTTACAGGTGGTGGATTTATAGGAAATTTAATTAGAGGTGTCGGACAAAAATTTGGTTTAGGTAAAAAATACAATGAACCAACGTATGACATGAGTCAATTTAATAACTTAGGTTTATTTTCACCTAGCACTAATCCAAATTTTCAAAATGATTTAGGTAATGAAGGTTTATTAAGTCTTACAGAAACTGTAACTACAGACACTAATGATGACTCAGAGATACAAGAAAAATATGGGGCATATTTAATGGATGCTCCACCTAATCCTTTAACTTTTGAACAATTTAAAAATGTAATAGAAGCTAATAAGAGAGATGCTAAGTTATTTTTAGAAAGTAGATAATGGCTAAAGTAACAAACTACATACCTGAACCAAAACAAGAATACGATGTAGAAAATCAAAGACAGATACTTGAGTCTTTAACTACACTACAGAATCAATTAAACTTTTCTTTTCAACAAGACTTGAAAAACGAACAGGACGCGTTTAATTACTTTTTATCATGAGTATAAATTATAAAAATCAAGGTTTTAAACAAACCGGCACAGGTAAAACTACTGTGCTCACTTGCCCTACAGATGGAACAATTATAGTTAAAAGTATTTATTGTGCTAACAACGATGCGTCATCCGCTATTTTAGTAAACATGAATTTTGTTGACTCATCAGATTCTAGCACTGAGTATGAATTTTTTAGAGATGACGTAGCAGCTAAGACTCAAGTAAATGCTACACCTCAGGGCTTGAATTTAGAAGCAGGAGATGCTATAACTGTGCAAGCAGCTACAGGTAGTAGTAAGATACAAGGCCTGATAAGTTATGCTTTAATAGATAGAAGGAATGAAAACGGATAATTTACCAAAGATAGATTGTACAACTATAGTAACATATAGAAATACAAAAACTGGCGAAACATATAAAGAGAAGAAAGAAGGACCTGATATTGTACAAGACGTTACTGTGCAGGTAACTAATAAAGGTTTAGAAGTCTTCCAGAAAGTGATGAATGATACTACGAAATCAAAACCCTAAAGGTGGAACAGAATTACAATTCGAGTATTTAGAAAAATACGTCGATAAAAATTTATTAGATCAAGTGCAGATTTGTACTTCGGTGCCAGAGAAAATACCTTTGCATCCAACAAAACCAAATATACTTTGGCAAAAAAATTCTTACGATCAACCAAACTTAGCTCCCTGGTTTAATAATCCTGCTAATCATAACAAATATGATTGGTACGTTTTTAACTCACACTGGACGTATGAAAAATTTAGAGACCATTTTAAAATACCAACTAACAGATGTGTGGTAATTAAAAATGGTATTGATAAAATAGAACAAGCTAAACCTTACGTAAAAGGTCAACCCATAAAGATAATACATCAAAATACACCTTGGCGTGGTTTGTCTGTATTGTTAGGTGCAATGCAATTAGTAAAAAATCCTTTGGTTACTTTAGATGTATATTCATCTACAGAAGTTTACGGTAAACAGTTTTACGATCAAAACGATCATGAGTATAAAGAGCTTTACGAGCAAGCACATAAACTACCTAATGTTAATTATCTTGGTTACAGACCTAATCAATACATAAAAGATAATTTAAAAAATTATCACATGTATGTTTATCCAAGCACTTTTGAAGAAACATTTTGTATATCATTACTTGAATGTATGGCTGCAGGTTTATATTGCATTGTTGATGACTTTGGTGCTTTATACGAAACAGGTGCGGAGTTTCCAATGTACATACCATATGATTCTAATCATAGAGCACTTGCACAAAAGTTTGGTTTTGGTATTGAACAAGCATCCTATACGTTAGATCAAAAACAAATACACGATCATTTAGATTCTCAATCTAGATATGCACATATCTATTACAACTGGAATAAAATAGCTATGCAATGGACGACATTTTTAAAAGGAGTAATTAGTGCAAAATCCTAATAAACCTATCTGGTTTAACGAAGATACATACCAAACAATTCAACAGTCTACTACTAAAGCTGAAGTTATAGATCTATCTGATCCTCAACCAGAGTCTAAATCACCATGGAAGATAATGGTTTGTACACCTGTACATAGTGAGTGTTCTATTCATTACACACAAGCACTATTAAAGTTTCAACAAGATTGTTTAATGAGAAAAATATTAGTTAGTTTTACTTTGATGAAATCGTCTTTAGTTACACAAGGTAGAAACTTATGTGTAGCTGAAATGTTAAATCATGAAGACGGATATACACATTTATTATTTATAGACTCTGATATTGACTTTGACTTTGCAACTATTGAGACAATGTTAAAAGCTGACAAAGATGTTATTGCATGTCCTTATCCAATGAAGTCGTTAGATTGGGATAAGATATTTCAAGAAAAAGATAAAGCTCAAAACAAAGATCAACTAAGAAGACCTGGATATACATTTCCTATCAAACTAGAAGATCAAAATGCCATACATTCTAATGATGGTATTGTAGAGGCAACACACGCTCCAACCGGCTGTATGTTAATTAAAAGAATTGTATTAGAAGATATGATTAAACACTACCCTGAATTACAGATATTTCAACCTACCAATATTAATGGTAAGGAAGTTAAGAAACCAAATTTTTACAACTTATTTGACACGATACATGATCCAAGCACCAAGCGTTACTTTGGTGAAGACTTTGGTTTTTGTCAAAGATGGACCGATATGGGCGGTAAAGTATATCTATATATCATGGATTATATAACACATGTGGGTGAACATCAGTTCTGTGGTAGGTTCTTTGATAACTTAAAACAGGTTGACGATAGTAAAAAAATCAAATAAAGTGTGATATTTCAGGATAAGTACGCCTGCCCTTAAACTAAATTTAGACAAAATTATGGCATTAACAGACATTAAAAAAGCAAAAGATTTCATGGCAGGAGCACCCGACATTGTACTAAAGGGTGATTTAAGACCTAAACAAGACATGCAAATGGCTTCTATGGACGACGATTACGAGACAGAATTTATGAAACTTGTAGGAGAGTTCATGGAACAAGGTTTTAATCAACAAGAAGCAATTGACGCTGCTAGAGATGAACTAGAAAGACAACGTAATAAATCTATGGCCTATGGCGGTAGAGCACAATACGGTCTAGGTAGTCTTGTTAAGTCAGTTAAGAAAGCTGTTAAAGGTGTAGTCAAAGGTGTTAAAGATAATCCTTTACTAGCCGCAGCTGCTTTAAACTTTGCACCTGCTCTTATACCAGGTGGTAAAGCAATGTTGTTTGGACCCGCTAAAAGTTCTATATTTGGAAATCCTTTAAGCCTCTTAAATTTATCTGGTGATGAAAAAGGTATGGGTGCATTTAAAGACGTATTAAAAATAGGTGGAATTGGTGGTTCTATCGCAGGTTTATTAGCTGGTATGGAACAACAAGAGGGTGAAACTAATCAAGAGTTTGGTCAAAGAAAAGCAAGAGTAAGAGATCAATTAACTGTGCAGTTTAAAAGATTAAATCCACAAAACGAAGGAGAATCAGATCAAGAATACGCTTTAAGAATAAATGCTATGGTAGGAGCAGCTGATGATCAGACAATACCTGTAGGAGAAATGGCTGATGGTGGTAGAGTTAGCCGTGCATTTGGCTCTGATAAGTTAGTGGAAAAAGCATCAGGCATCGAGGGCCTACCAATAAACATGAATTCTAAAGGTGTTAAAGAACTAGATTTAAGAGAAACAGGTGGATTTATACCGCCAGTTGGTGTAAAAGAAAAAGCAGATGATATCCCAGCGATGTTATCAAACAACGAATTCGTATTCACTGCTGATGCAGTCAGAGCTGCAGGTGGTGGTAGTGTTAACAAAGGTGCTCAGAGAATGTATGATCTCATGAAAAACCTAGAGAGCAAGGTAGTATAATGGCAGTTCAACAAACACAAGTATTACCTGCACCGTTTATTGAAGCGGCAGGTAAAACATATTTAGCAGACTTACAGTCGGCTATTGGTGGTTTAAAAGGAGCAGATCTAACTAAAACTTTAGGTCCACAATTTGTTGCTCCTACATCACAGATTTCACAAGAAGCTCAAGCATTAAGAGGTGGTCTTGGGTCTTTTGCACCGTTCTTACAAACAGCGGCAGCTACAACGGGGCCAACTGCTTATCAACAATTTTTATCTCCATTTCAAAAAGATGTTATTGATACAACGTTAAAAGAATTTGACGTACAAGCCGCTAAAGGTATACCAGCTATCGCTGCGCAAGCTATTGGTGCTGGTGCATTTGGTGGTGGTAGAGAAGGTGTTGCAAGAGCTGAGTATCAACAGGCAAGCGACAGGAACCGAGCAGCATTACAAGCACAATTATTACAACAAGGTTTTGGTCAAGCTCAACAGTTAGCTCAAAATCAGTTTGCTAATCAAATGAGTTTAGCTCAAGCTGCTCCACAATTATTTGGTCAACAGATTTCAGCGTTAGGTGCATTAGGTACACAGCAACAAGCACAACAACAAGCTGAGTTATCAGCACAACAACAGTTGTTACAAGCACAACAAAACCAACCACTAAACTTAGCTCAACAACTTGGTTCAGGTGTTACAAGTCTAATAGCTGGATACCCAGCACAATTTCAATCTCAAAACATACTTTCGCCTTCACCATTACAAACAGCACTAGGAGCCGGAGCTACGTTGGCAGGGGTATACAGGGCGTTTAGTTAATATGAAAACTTTTAAAAGACCAATGTTTAGAAAAGGTGGTACTACCGGTGGTGGTATCATGGACAACGTTGTTGAAAGAGGACAATACGCAAAGAGTAATGCTGATGATTTAGGTGTGGACACAAGTAAAATTTCTTTGCAAGATGAAATTGATGCTGTTATGGCAGCAGGTGGAAGAAGTAAATTAGATGATCCTTTAACACAATTTTTATTACAGATTGGACCTAACATCGCTGGTCAAACAGGTGGTGGTGGACTAATACCTAATTTGTTATTAGCATCAAAAGAACCTGTAGCCGATTTAATTAAAGGTAGACAAGCAGAAAAGAAAACAAGACAAGCCATTGCATTAGATTTATTTAAAGATATAGACAAAGATAAAGCTACACAATTTATTAGAAAAGCAAAAGAAATAGCAGAAGAAACAGGTAAGGATTATCAAACAGTATTAAATGAATTGT